AATGCGCAAGAATGCGATATTCAGGGTCTACGAACCTTTGGGCAGATGCAAAGCGCGGCGTTTCGTTCATGGCTGATCACTGGCGAAATCCTCGCCGAGCTGCCGTTTCGGCGCAGGCCGTGGAACCGGTACGGCACCAAGGTGCGTTTGCTGCCGCCACACCGGTTGTCGCGCAAAACTGAAAGCATGAACCGGCTGATCAACGGGGTTTATACCGACGTGGACGGAATGCCGGTGGGCTACCGGGCAATCCGCAAGGACCTGTTCAAGCATGATGTGGAATATGACGTGCGTGCGCGCGATGGGGCAGGGCGGCCGCGCGTGATCCATGTCTTTGACGGGCTGCCGGGCACGCATCGTGGCATCTCGCCGATGACGCCCGCGCTGCAGGTTGCGCGCCAGTTTGACCAGCTGGCCGATGCCACGCTGATGGCCGCGATTGTGCAAACGCTCTTTGCGGCAACGATCACGTCGGATGAGCCAACAGAGGAGGTGCTGGCGGGGCTTTTGACACCTCAAGAGCAAGCAAAGATGGCGTCTGAGGGTGTGGCCCCCATGGAGGCTTATATCGACATGCTGGCCGGCTTTTATGACGGGTCTTCGCTTGATGTCGGTATCAATGGCCGCCTTGCGCATCTGTTTCCGGGCCAAGAGCTGACGTTCCACACCAGCAATCAGCCTTCATCGAATTACAAAGACTTCTCGATGCACCTGTTGCGCGAAATCGCACGTTGCCTTGGGCTGACCTATGAGAGTGCGACGGGTGACAATAGCGGTGCCACCTATTCGTCCTTGCAGGCGGCAACGGCTGAAATCTTCGCCATCACCAAGGCGCGTCGTCAAAACATCATCGCGCCATTTTGCCAGCCGGTTTTTGAGGCGTGGCTGGAAGAGGAAATTGCCAGTGGTGGTATCGCGTTTCCGGGCGGCTATGAGGCGTTTCTGGCCAACCGGACAGCGGCCTGCCGGGCGGAATGGCGCGGGGCACCGCGCACTACCGCTGACGATCTCAAGAAAGCAAAAGCGCACGAGACTTGGAAGCGGCTTGGCGTGATGTCAGATGCGATGATTTGCAACGACAACGGGGTCGATGTTGATGATGTGTATCAGCAGCTGGCCGCCGAGCGGCTGTTGCGGGCCGAATACAACCTGCCTGAGCCGATGATGATGGGCGCTGCGGGTGGTGGCCCGCAAGCAATGGAAGCCGATTCCGACGCTGATGATAGCGAAGAAGACAGCGATGAGGCGGACGATAGCGAAAACGTTGATGAGGACGCTGCATAATGGCTTTGGTGATCGATGAAAATGACCCCTGCGGGGCGGCTAAAGCCCTGCGCGAGGTCTACTACCGGCTGATCGCGGGTCAGGCCGCAGCGACAGTGTCGTTCACGGCGGGCCCAACGGGCGTTTCCCGTTCGGCCACGTTCCACGCGGCCAGCCCGGACCGTCTGATGCTGGTTATTCGCGGCTTTGAGGGAAAATGCGCCGCATCGCAGGGCAGATCGCCACGCTGCCGCGCCATTGCAACAGGAGGTGTCCGTTGAGCGATCCACCCACACTCATGCAGGCGCCTGAGGGGCCCTCGCTGGCGCATATTGCGTCGCGGGTCCTGAACCGCCCCCTTTTGCTCCACCCAACCAAGGCTGAGATCATCTTGCAGGTTTTGCAGGGGCGGTTGCCGATGGACGGGGCCAAGATCGAGGGCCTGCGGCCTGACACAAACCAATTTCTGGGCAACAGATACGGCGAAGATGGGCGCGCGCGTAAATACGCGGTCGCGGGCGGCGTGGCTATGATCCCGATCGTCGGCAGCCTCGTCAATCGCGGGGCGTGGATCGGGGCTAATTCGGGCATGGTGTCCTATGAAGGCATTGCAGCACAGCTGCGCGACGCGGCCGATGATCCGGAGGTCACCGCTGTATTGCTGGACATCGACAGCCCAGGGGGCGAGGCGACAGGTATGTTCACCGTCGCTGAGCAGGTCCGCAGGCTGGGGGCGTCAAAGCCGGTCACGGCTTTTGTGAACGATATGGCGGCTTCGGCGGCTTACGGCATCGCGAGTGCTGCCAATGAGATCGTGGTCTCGCCGACCTCGATTGTGGGCTCGATTGGTGTGGTACTGACGCATCTCGATCGCTCAAGCGAGCTGGAGCAAAAGGGCGTCCGCGCGACGCTGATCTACGCAGGCGACCACAAGGTCGATGGGAACCCATTCGGCCCACTGTCCGAAGCAGTGCAGGCCGATCTGCAAACCGAGGTGTTGAAGTTTTACGACCAGTTCGTGGGCCTCGTCGCCCGCGGCCGTAGCGGCCTCACCGAACAGGCCATCCGTGCGACGCAGGCGCGCACGTTCATCGGGCAAGACGGTATCGATCAGGGTCTCGCGGACCGCGTGGCCTCTCTTGACGACGTTCTGTCCAACCTCTCCACCATGGCCCTCGGGGCTGTCAAAACAAAGAAGGGATTTGCGATGAGCAATCCAACCCAAGCGGCCTCGCAGCCTGAAACTGCCGGCATCACCGAAGCAGCACTCAGTGCCGCCGTTGACACCGCCCGCGCAGAAGGTGCGCTCGCTGGTAAGGACGAAGCAACCGCGCGGATCAAAAGCATTCTGGCCTGTGAGGCGGCCGCCGGTCGTGAAGCGCAGGCCATGGGCTTTGCCTTTGAGACGAGCATGAGTGCTGAGGAAGCGATCAAGGTTCTGGGCATGGCTCCAAAAGCAACGTCTGTCGCATCCATTGAAGATCGCGCCGCGCGTGAAAACGAGTTTGGTGGCGATGCCTCCGGCGCCCGCGCTGACCCTTCGGAAAAGGTCAGGGGTGGCTGGTCGGCGGCCGTGGCGCAAGCAAACAATCGGTTCGTTTGAGCCACAACCAGATCTGAGGAAAAAACCAAATGACAGTTTTGATTGAGGGCCGGCACCCAGGCGAGTTCCTGATGACCGAGGCCAATGGCCAGCGTTCGCGGGAAAACATCACCATCGCCGGCGGTGCGGGCATGATTGCGCCGGGTACTCTGCTCGGCAAGGTTGCTGCATCCGGCAAGTTTGTGGCCTCAGCAGTTGGCGCGACGGATGGCTCGCAGACAGCTGTTGCTGTGGCGCTCTATGGATGTGACGCCACCTCTGCTGATGCGGGGATCGCTGCAATCGTGCGCGACGCTGAGGTGAATGGTCACGTATTGACCTATCACGCCGATCGCGATCAGGCCGGCGAAAAGGCATCTGCAAATACTGATTTGGCCGCTGTTGGCATTATCGTGCGGTGATCAACCGGTCGCGCGTGACAGGATGTCTTCCGCCCATTGGTTCAGGCTCTTGCCCTGAAGCTCTGCCGCACGCACAGCCTTTCGGTGTACGTCAGGGCTGACGCGGAACATCATTTTGCCTGAATAGGCTTTTTGTGGCTCTTTGCCGGTCTTCGCGCATGTGTCGAGATAATCGTCTACGGCTTCGTGAAATGCAGCGCGCAGGTCGTCCACAGTATCGGCATGAAAACCAATGCGGTCTGTGATCCCGGCAATGCGCCCCACGAGGATGCCATCATCGTCGTCGTACTCGATGCGGGCCGCATAGCCTTTGTAAGTCATGCTGTTTGTCATGGTGTCACCTTGATGCGTTCCAAAAAGTCACGGGCGTCGCGAACTTGATACCATTTTGCTTCCTTGCCTGGATGCGGTCGGTGAAAAGTGACGATTTCGCCATCTTTTTCAAATCTTACGCGCGATCCACGCCCTTCGATCCGCTGCACGTCTGCAGCAAGTAGCAACCCCTCAATCGCCATCCACTCGATGGTGCCGGAAACCGGGTCGGTGAAAACAACGGCCAAGGTTTTGCGGTGCTTACTGTTCATGCCAGACAGACATACAGATGCTAGCACAAAATGCAAGCACTCTTGTTTCTGGTGTGGTCACATGACGCCAAACACTGAGAAGGACCTCCTATGTCGATACTTAACATTTTCAGCCAAGACGCATTCAGCGTCATGCGCCTCACGGATGCGCTTCGTGAGATCAAATACACGCCCTCGCGCATTGGCCAGATGGGGCTGTTCCAGACCACCAGCATCGATACGCTCGATATTGCCATCGAGAAGAGCAAAGATCAAAACAGCATCCTGGTCTCAGCCAGCCCGCGTGGTGGTACAGGCCAGACCTTTGGCAAGACCAAACGCGCCATGCGCATGCTCAAGGTGCCGCATTTCCAAGTGGATGATGCAATTTATGCCGATGAGGTCCAGCAGGTCCGTGCCTTTGGCCAGGAGGTGGCTGTCGAGCGGCTGCAGCAGAAGATCGCGGATCGCGCGGCTGAGGCCAGTCAGTTTTTTGCGCTGACCGAGGAATACCACCGGCTGAACATCCTCAAGACCGGCCAGCTTCTGGACGCGGATGGCTCGGTGCTGTTTGACTATTTCACCGAGTTTGGTGAAAGCCAGCAGGCGGTGGTGGATTTTGATCTTGATAACGCAGGTGCCACGGACGGCGCGCTGCGCAAGAAATGCGCCGGTGTCATTCGTCAGATGGCCAATATTCTGGACGGCCTCCCTTACACGAGCGTGATTGCGCTGTGCGGGGATGCGTTTTTTGACGATCTCATCGCCCACCAGGAAGTGCGTGACACCTACAAGGGCTATGCTGATGCGGCCTCGCTGCGCAATGCCTACATCAATTCGGGCAATTCCGGCATCTACGGCGCGTTCGAGTTTGGTGGCATTACTTGGATGAACTACCGCGGCGGTCAAAACGTTGGCATCGAGACCGATAAGTGCCATCTTGTGCCCATGGGTGTGCCAGGTCTGTTCCGCACGGTTTATGCATCGGCCGATTACATTGAGACTGTGAACACACCCGGACAGCGGCTCTACGGCAAGCAATATGAGATGCCAAACGGCAAGGGCGTGAACCTCGAGTTCCAGATGAATGCGCTGCAATACTGCACCCGTCCACGCGTGCTGATCCCAGCCAAGCGCACATAATCCGAAAGGATCAAAACCGTGGCCTCCATGTTTGACGATCTTGAGGTATCCCTGTCGGGTGCTATTGGCAGCATGTTTTCGGAAGTTGCGGTTCTGCGCCCAAGGCTGCGCTTGCCTTATACGGCCGGAATGCGTGATCCGGGCCGCGTGCCGCATACAACAAAGGGTGTGTTCTCTGACGGCCCGGGCCTTTCGCCGATCAGCGGGGCAGGGGGCAGCTTTGGTGGCGACCGGATGTTGAATGCCAGCGTGGCTGAATTCTGGATTGGTCCCGCGGATGCGGGGCTGGTCCCTTTTGAGATCGAGCCGGGTGATCAGGTGCAGATATCGCAGCGACCCGGCCAGCCAGTTTACACGATTTCCACAATTCAACGGACGACGACTGGCGAGATCAACCTTGTCATGTTCGACACCCCAAATCTGTAAAGGAGGCTGGTGATGCCGCGTTTTGCCATTACCGAAACAGCAGGCCGCATCGTTGCTGGCCACACCAACACGGGCGTTGGGTCTGTTTTGACCATCAGTGACGCACAGGCCGCGGATGCGCTCAAAAGCGGGCATCTTGTGGCGCTGGATGCCAAGGGGGTGCGCAAACC